TTGGCGTAGTGGATGTTCGCTGTTTCCTGCGCGGTGATCCAGACGTAGAGCGTCTCGGCGTTTAGGCCGGTCTGGGCCGCCATCTGCTTCGACAGATCAATGTTCTTCTGGATCTGCTTGCTGGACTCGTTCAAGGCCGTCGCCTGGTCGGCCCTGGCGTTCATGGCGTCCACATCCGCCCAGGCACCCCACGCCTGGGTTGGTGAGGTCCACTTCTCTTGCCACTCGTCCAGCTCCTTGCCGATGGCGTCGAGCTGGACGCGGTTCTTCTTGAGCTGAGCTTCTGCCTCTTCGAGCCCGGCCGACGCACCCTTCTGCGACCACTGCGATGCGTCCCTAGCCGACTCCTCGGCCTTGTTCATGGCGTTCTGGTAGATCGCCCAGGCGACCGCACCGGCAGCGAGGATGCCGGTCACGCTGGCGACGGCGGTGCCGAGAGAGCCGAACGTCTTGGACAGCACCGCGTTCTTCTTGATGGCGTCGTCCATGTACATGCCACGGAGTTGGAAGCTCTGACCCAGGCTGGCCAGGCCCGGCGACACCGCGGTGACGGCCCGGCCCAGCTGCAGGAACCCCTGGCCCATCTTCCCGAAGATGAACATGGTGGGACCGACCGCCGCGGCGAAGGTAGCGAAGCCGGCGGTAGCGACCTGCAACGGTCCCGGCAGCGCCTTGAACCCCGTACCGACCACTCCGACCCCCTCGGCGAGCGTGGTCATGATCGGGATGGCGGCGGCACCGAGCTCGATCATCGAGTCGTGCACCGTGTTCATGGCCTTCTCCAACTTCTTGGAGTCGGACTCGGCCGTATTGGCCCACGCTTCGGACAGGGTGCCCTGGGCCTGCATCGTGGTGGCCACGATCTGCATCGTGCGTTCCGTGTTCTGACCGAACAGGTTGAACACGCCGGTCAGGGCACGGATGTTGCCGAACACTTCAGCCATGGCTTCGGTCTGCCCGTCGAAGCCGTCGTAGATGGCCTTCAACGTGGGGATCAGACCCTCGTTCTTCAGGGCCAGGCGGGTCGCCGCGTAGTCGAGCCCCGTGTACTGCTTGAGGGCTCGCTGAGCGATCGGGGGCATGTCCTGGAGCGTGTTGAACAGGCCACGCAACTGGGTGGCCGCCTGGTCCGACGACGTGCCCGACAGGGTCATGGCCGCCATGGCGCCGGCGACCTCACCGAACTCGACGCCGAGGTTGGCGGCGATGGGGATGACCTGGCTGAGCGAACCGGCCAGCTCGTCCGCTTCGCCCTTGCCCAACCGGACGGCGGTGGTCAACTGGTCACCGGCCTGCGCCGCGGTGATGTTCTCCTTGCCGTAGGCAGACAGGGCCGAGGTCAACACGTCGGCCACGACCTTCGTCTCGCCCAGACCGATCGCAGCACCCTTGGCGGCCACGTCGAGCACGGCCATGGCGTCGGCCGCTTCCACGCCCGATGACGTGATGAAGTACATGGCCGCGGCTGCCTCTTCGCCGGCGATGCCGTAGGTCAGGCCGAGCTCTCGGACCTCTTCCCGCCACTGGTTGGTGGTGGCGATCGGGACCTCGTTGATGGCGCTGATCTGCGTCATCGCCTGGTCGTACTCGGAGTACGCGTTGGTGGCGGCCTTGCCGATGAGAGCGATGGGCAGGGTGAGCCCGACGGTCAACGCCCGGCCGGTCGACGCCGCCTTGGTGGCGATGGCGTTGAGCGACTGCGACCACGTGCGCTCCAGGTTGGCCGCACCCGCGCCCGCCCCGGCCGCACCACCGGTAGCGCCGGCCAGGGCGGTCTGAAGCTGGCGGGCGACGTCGCCAACGTTGAACCGGACGTCAACGAAAACGGTGCCGACTGAAGAGGCCATTACCGGACCACCGACAGCCGGGCGAACTCACGTGGGCTTACCACGGGCGTCTCCTCTGCCTTGTCCCCGGGCCGCGGGACACGCGGCGGGTCGGGCAACTTGTATCGGGGAACCCCGGCCATCACGAACGCTTCCAAGCGCATCACGTGGATGGCATCGACGGCCTGAGCGATGAGCTCGTGCACGGTCGTCCAGCTCTCGCGGTCGTTGCGTTCCCGCACGCAGTCCATCAGCGTCAGCACGTCATCGCTGCGCTGGCTGTAGAGCGTGGTCTGAGCGATGCCGGTCTCGACCGACAGCTGGGCGATCAGGCGGCCCCAACTGCCGGACTGGTAGGGACATCCGTCTTGGCGTCCTTGTCGATCGGCTCGACGTTGTGGACGGTCGCTAGCCACTTGTCCAGGTCGTCACCGGGACAGCCCAGGTAGTAGAAGACGGCGACGGCGACGGCGGTGACACCGGGGGCGGTCTCTTCGCCGGGCCAGCGCCGTTCGATCTCCACGAGACCCAAGAAGTTGGAGACGCACTCTTCGGTGTGGCCGTCGACGTACACGACACGGAACTCGCCGATCGGCATGAACCCCGCCATCAGCTACGGACCTTCTGCGTCGTGGCGCTGCGCAGCTTCGGGTCGGCCTTCGGGTCGGTCTTGGGCTCGGGGTTCTGGTCGGCATCCCGGTCGTCGGTCTCGCCGTTGTCGCCGTTGCGGGGCTGACCGTTGGCCGACAGCAACGTGCCGGCCGCATACGCCGGGTCGTTGGTGACCATCTCGAAGGGGGCGGAGGCGTCGACCGGGGTCAGGATCTGCATCACCACGGGGAAGGTGGTGGCGTCCTCCCGGACCAGCTTCTGCTCGACGCCTTCACGGTTCTGCACGCGGGGGTACTCCCAGCGGTAGGTGTAGAGCCCGTCGATCATCTCGACCAACATGGCCCGCTCGTCGATGGCGGACGGGTCCGGGGGCGTGTAGCGGAACACGTCGGTCTCGGCGGCTTCGAGCGCATAAGAGCCGCCGCCCATGGCCAGGATCAACTGGTCCCGGCCCTGCTGCATCATGGCGAACCCGATGGTCTTGGGGGTACGGGTCGAGATGATGCGCACCGGGTCCGACGACTGCATCGCGTAGATCTCGGTGACCTCACGGCCGTAGGTGGCGGTGATGCCGTCGGTCGTGACGTAACCGAGCTCCATCCACGGTGTGGCCGGCTCGATCTCCCACGCCGGGAAGGGGGTGTCGAGTGGCGCCAGGTAGATGTGGGCCATACCCGCTACGCGGATATCACCAGAGTCCAAAGCCATGGGGGCCTCCAGGTGGGGCTAAGGGTGGGTGTAGATCGAAGCCAACGCGATCCACCGGGGCTTCGGTGGGGCGTAGCCGTCATCAGGCAGGTAGGTGAGGTCGCCGAAGTTCACGGCGGTGACGACCCCGATGTCGACGTGGTGGCCGACGAACCGCTCGGCCAGCAGCTCTCGGGTGGTGTCGATGAGCTGTCGGGCCTGCACCTTGGGGCCGCCGTAGGCGTCGAGCTGGATGAGCGACTCATCGAGGTACAGCGGCCGGGAGAACACGGGGTTGCCGGCGATCTGGTTGATCTTGAGCAACGGGAAGACGGCCCGGTTGGGGTTCTCCGTGTAGACCCGGTCCTCCACGAGGGCCACGATCTCCGGTTGCGCCCGCAGCCACCCCGACAGGAGTCGCTCGGTGTCGACAACCCTCACTCGGCACCTTCACCGGACGACGCCGCCTTCTTGGCGTTGATCCGGCCGTTGAACGCACGGATGACCCGACGGAACGGGGCGTAGGTCGGGTTCTTGATGGAGCCGAACTCGATGAGGTGAGCGAACGGGTCCCGGCTGTAGACCCGGAAGCCACCCCGGAACGGCCGAGTGTGGAGCGACTTCTTGAACCAGCCGTGCTTGATGGGTCGCCGCCACGGCCAGGACAGGCTGGAGCCGAACGGACCGGCTTCGGCCACGGCTACCTCGACCGCTTTGGCTGTCTTGGCCAGGCCGGCCTGTGCGCCCGGGTCGGTGACGAAGAACTCTTGGAGAGCCTTGCGGTTGATGACCACCTTGGTGGCCATCAGATGCGCCTCAAGGCCGTGGCTTCGATGTGGGTCTCGTAGCCGGTGACCGGGTCGAGCACGACCCACGGGTTGCCGAAGACCTCCAGGGTCATGCCGTGCACCGTCACCGAGTCGTTGGCGTCGATGAGAGCGCTCGGGAGCAGGTAGATGCTCCAGCGCTCATGCTCGACCTCATCGGCTTCGCCCCGGGCCTGCTGCGCCACGTAGCAGCGCTCGGTCGAGTCGGTCACCACGCTGATCGGGTGGTCGCCGTACTCGTCCACGGCTCCGGGGTCGGAGTGGTGGATGACGCACGGGACCCGGATCAGTTGGTGGATGGCGTGGTCTCTCACGTGCCGATGGGGAACCAGTCGGCGGCGGGGGTGGCCAGGCCGGGCTCGTTGTCGACCGGGGCGTAGCCGTAGATGCTGCCGTCCCAACCGAAGCCGGGTTTGAGCATCACCTGCTGCAGCGTCCCCGAGTCGGGGCCACCGCCGGCGAGCTGACCCAACAGGCTCCGCTCGTCATCGGACAGCCACGCCCCGCCGTAGCGGACCGACACGGCGCCGAGCTGGGTGGCTTCGACACCGGCCGGGTTGTACCAGCCCCGCAGTGAGGCGATGGCGGTGATGGTGACGGCGATGTCGGGGACCGGACCCAGCGTGACCCCGTCGTCTTCCATGAAGTCGTTGTGCGCCGCCATGCGCACCAGGGCCGAGGCGTCGATGAGCAACACCTCGGCCCGTGCCCGCTCGCCATCATCTTCGATGGCGTGCCCGATGCGAGCTTCCAGATCTTCGATGGTGGCGAGCGGTGGGAGCATCAGACAGCCACCACCCGGATGGCCCGGGCAGCGTCGAGCACCTGGGCGCCGGCGAACGTGTTGACGACGGCCCGGTCCTGCATGAAGGCGCTGTCGTAGTCACGGATGAAGCGCAGGGCGAGACCCTGGTAGGCGATGGACGAGCCGAAGCTCACGCCGGCCGGGACCTCAGGGGCACGGAGCACGAACACGAAGGCGTCCCGGCTCATGATGATGAAGCTGTTGGCCGTCAGCTCGGTCGAGCCGACCACGGGCATGCCGTAGAGCCGGCCGATCTGAGCTTCACGTAGCGCATCGGTGCTACCGGAGTCCTGGTAGCGCACGAGACGGTTGGCTTCGTCGATGAGCAGCCACATCTCGATCTCCGGGGACACGACGAGCACCCGGCCCTGCTTGGGGACGTAACGCTTGTCGAGCTCCATGCGAGCTTCGAGGATGGCGCCGTGGATCTCCGAGGCGTTGAGCGCCGGGGTGATCGTGGCCGATGCCGGGAAGGCGTTGATGACCGCCGCCAGCGTCGCCTCGGCGCCGATGCCCACGGGCTGGGCCAGTGGCTCGATGACCTGACGGGTGAAGTCGGTCAGCTCGAAGGTGAGATCTTCATCAGTGATCGGCGCACCCTTGTAGAGCATCGGGCCGATGGTGACGGGCACCGTGGCCTCGTTGATGCGGTCCAGGATGATCGGCGTGGCGGCGTCACGCAGAGTCTGCGTGTACGTCCTGGCCCCGCCACCGGTCACGGTCGGGGGCGTGCGCACGTTGACGACGGTGCCCGACCCGCCGGTGAAGTCGGCCGAGGCGTCGGTGTTGACCAGACGGGGCAGGACCAGGTCCTGGACGAGCGCCCCGATCATCAGTCGAGAGATGACCTCAGGCGTGTAGAAGACGTTTGCGGCCACGGCTTACCTCCGGTGGGATAGACCGTCGGGCGCCATGGCGGGCTCGACGGGAGTGTTACTTGAGCGGTGACTGGCCCCGCCCCATACGGATCAGGGACACGGGGTCGAGCGAGTCGAGCTGGTTGCCCGACGGTTTCCCGTTGACCATCCGCTCGGTGGGTCGGCCCGGCATCGAGGGCTTGGCGTCGCCCATCGCCGAGAGCAGCTCATCGGCGGCGGCTTCGACCTCGGCCTTGGACGAACCGGTCAGGAACTTGATGAGGTTGGCGGGGACGCCCTTCTCGGCGCCGACCGTCTGGATCATCAGCGCCTGCTCGGCGAGCTTGCGGGCCTCGGTCTCTTTGGCCAGCTTCTCGGTGGCCTTCTGGACCTCTGACTTGTTCGCCTCTTCGGCGTCCTTCGCCGCCTGGGCTAGAGGCTCAAGCTCTCTGAGCTTGCGCTCCAACTCCTTGCGGGCAGTGCGTTCCACGTCCAGGGCCTTCTTGCCGGCGTCGCCGAGCGCCTCTTCGCCGGGGGCTACCGGCTCAGGCGTGGTGACACCGACGACCACGTTCGTGGGCTCGGCGGGAGCGCCCGGGGGCGCTGCGGGGGCGGGGGCTTCACCCATCGCGGGTGACCTCCTGTTGTTGGTCGGGCGCATCGCACGCCCGGCGGACTAGCGGAGACGGCTGCGGGTTCGGGCCGCGTTGGCCCGTGCGATCGCGCCGGACTCCTTGAGCTCTTTCAGCCGTTCACGCAACATGGCGTCGGACGAGCCGAGCTCTTCGAGGCGGGCCTTGTTGATGGCCCGGCCCGGGTCGTTGTCGGTCAACACGGCGACGGTCGTGCACTTACAGCCGTGGTGGCCGAAGGTCGCCGACTCCTGGGTGCGGTACATCTGGACAGACACGACCCGGCACCACTCACACGCCTTGGCGCTGATGACCCGGCGCCACCCCCGGACCTTCGTGCCCGGCTGGTTCATGCGAGCGGTGGCGCCGTCGTTGGTGGCTGAGTAGCCGGTCATCTCGGCCATGCTGGCCCCGGCCTCTTTGGCCTCGGCGTAGGGCATGCCTTCGGACAGGTCGTGCCAGGTGCGCAGGAACGGACCGTCCCACTCGATGGTGGGGGCGACCAGATCGGATGCGGTGATGGCCGAGCCGGTCATCTCCGACAGGTAGGCGGCGGCCAGGTCGGCGGCCTCG